TGGATATTCAGTACACAGACCGTTTGACGGTGGTGTTGAGATTGGTGCAGGTACTGCTCCACTTTCACAGATTACTAGACAAACACGTAAATACTTCCGTTATCAATCAGGTAAAGGTATCCAAACATCACTTGCGATTAACTTTAACCCACCTGTAATTTTAGAAACTGTTTCTGCAAATGGAACAACTGTTACATGTAAAACTAAATATCCTCACAGATTATCTCCAAATATGCAGATAACAATAACAGGTGCCTCAGATGCAAATTATAATGGTGTACAGACTGTTGCAACTTCAATTGACGATTATCGTTTTACATATACTGCTTCTGCTGCTCCTAACACTTCTATACCTTCAGGTATTATACAATACGTAGTGAATGGTTATTCAGGATCTGCTGTTCGTGCAGGTATGTTTGATAACCAAAACGGATTCTTCTTTGAGTGGGATGGAACAGTCCTACACTGTGTAAGACGTTCATCAACTACACAGTTGTCAGGTACTGTATCTGCAACAAAAGGTAGTGGATTGATTACTGGTATTGATACAAACTTTAATGGACAGTTGGTCAGAAATGATAAAGTTGTTATTCGTGGACAAACATATAAAGTTGTAAAAATTAACAGTAGAACAGAAATGTACGTGCAACCACAATACAGAGGATTGTCTTCTGACGGTATCATTCTAACAAAGACAATTGATGTTAAAGTTGCACAAGACGATTGGAACTTAGATAAGTGTGATGGATCTGGTAAACAAGGATTTACTCTAGATACGTCTAAGATCCAGATGGCATACATGGACTACTCATGGTATGGTGCAGGTAAAATTAGATTTGGATTTAAAGATCGTAAAGGTCACGTGAGATATGCACACGAGTTTATCCACAACAACAGACTAGACGAAGCATACATGAGATCTGGTAACTTACCTGCTAAGTATGAAATCGAAAATGATGAAAACCCAACATACGCACCGACACTATTCCATTGGGGTACTTCGGTTATTATGGACGGTACATTCGATGACGATAAGGCATACTTGTTTACCGCGCCTTCTAAGAACTTGACATTTACAAACGGTCAGGCCCTTACTGCAACAACAAATAGTTCTTCTCAACTTATTGCAAGATATAATAGATCTAAGAGAACATATGATTGGTATGTAAGGTTATTCTTCCCGACAAGTGATGCATCTAAGTTCTCTACAGGTACAAAACTGTACACTACGAACAATGCTTTGAATGGTGAAGAAGTTGCATATACTGACTATGGTGGATCTAGTTTCCGAGTACATATCTACATACAAGATGGTTGGTCAACTCCAGGCAGTTATCCTTCAGTATCTAGTGGTGTAGCAGTTAACATTGGTACACCTGCTACAGGTGGTGATGATATCAACCTTGGTACAGACATAGTTCCTCTAGTGTCTCTAAGACTTGCGCCTTCAGTTGATAACAACTTGACAGGTGATCTTGGTGAACGTGATATTATCAACCGAATGCAGTTGAAGTTGTCAGAGGTTGGTTTGATCTTGACACACGATTGTGAAGTTAAACTTATCTTGAACGGAGACATTAGTACAGTTAATTGGGAAAATGTTGACGCGCCTTCATTGTCACAGTTGATCAAACACGAACAAGGTGATCAAATTACTGGTGGTAACGAAGTATTCTCATTCCGCGCTGCAGGTGGTACGGATGGTGCATCGAACTCTTCAAACTTCTCACTCGGTGACTTGGTTGACATGGGTAACTCAATCTTGGGTGGTAATGGTATCTTCCCGAATGGGCCTGATATTCTAACCGTTGCAGTTCAGGTTGTTAACACTTCAGGAATTAACGCTTCTCAACCGTTTACTGCCGCATCAAGAGTTACATGGTCAGAATCACAGGCATAAAATATGGCAAAAAGTATCAACCGATTATTGGCAGAGTTGGTTACCGCAACTGGTGACGTTGACAACTCTGCCCTTGGAAATGTAAATCTGTTAGACTCTGCAGATGTTCTGTCAATTGGTAACAGTTCTGCATCTGGTACTGCAGTATTCGATACACTCGACAGTCTTCCAACCAGTAATTTATCTGAAGGTCAACAAGCATTTGTAAATGCGAACCAAAGATTGTATATCTCAAATGGTACAGGTTGGTATAACTTAACCTTAGTTAATAGAACACCAACATGGTTAACAGAACCATCCGCCACATATGATATTGTTGATTCAGCAACTCCTTTGATTGTAACTGCTAAAGCAACTGACTCAGATAACTCGGATGTCAACTTAGTAAACCAAAGTATTGTATCTGATTCAGCACAGTACATGGTCAATATATCTAATGACTCTTCAGTATGGACATTTACTCCTAAGAGTGCAGACTCTATAGGCATAGAAGTAGCAGCAGGAAACTTAACGGATTCTAACGGTGACTTTGTATATACATTCAAATGGTCGGATGGAATTAACTTTGTTGCCAAAGCATCAACTATTTCATATAACCCAGGCGCTTCAGTAACACCAACCATAGTTGGATATACATCATGGATATGGGATACAGGTTCATCTCCTTCACCACAAGATGACCCACATGCTGGAGCACAGGCAGGTGATCTGGCAATTGTAATCGGTGGGTTTAGTGGTTTTGGAGGATCTCCTGCCACAAATGAATGTACTATTAATAGATCAGGTTATACTCAGATGGATGGAGCATGGGGTGCAAGTACTGGTGCTATTAATTATGCCTCTTCACTTTGGTACAAAGAATTAACGTCAAGCGATCTTGGTCAACTTATTCAATTTACCACATCTGACACTTCAGTATACACTTACAACGTAATTCATATTATTGTGGTTCGTGATTGGCAAGGCCCTTATATCCAATCTACTGCCTTACCTAATGATGGATCGAGTAATTCTTTTGTCGTCCAAAATAGTGGTAATTTACCTTCTACCGTTAATACCAATGGTCTTTTAATTGATGTAAATACTACCAGAAGTGGAACAAAATCATACTCAACTACTGGTATTTTTAATATGGAAACACAGCGCAATAACCAAGGCATTATAGGACAAGCAGTTTATAAAGCAACTTATGCGGATTATTTGTCTGGTGGATATTCAAATATGCAGGTGCGACATAATGATCCCGAATCGTATGCATCTCATTCATTTGTAATTTCAGTATAGATACAATAAACAAACTTTACCATAGGATATATTATGAGTGAAATCGTAAAGAAAAACACGACTACAGAATTAAAGGCGACTGATCCGATAACATTTGGTATTACTCCAGTATCAAAGAGTAAGATCAACCCACAGGCAGTTGCACTGGTAAACGAGTTCCTACCAGAACTTGATGAGAAGACAAAGTTCTTTGATAGGAATAACTCTCAGTCTACATTATCAATGATGTCATTGACCATGTTAAACGGTCACTCACCTCACAGAATGTTGCGACAGGTTCTTGCAGAAACTGAGAAACGTAAGATGGCACTTGCAGAGGCGCAAGTTAGTCATGCGAAAGCATTAAAGAGAATAGAGAAGTTACAAGATAAATTATTCTTAGATCCAGATGACAATGTTTTAAACGCAAAACTACGTGCTGCGTTTGTAAGTATTGAAATGATGGAAAGTAAGATAAACGGTTCTTTTAAAGACATTGCAACATTAATAACTGCATATAATAATTTAAAAGAAAATTATGGAATTGAGGATTGGACAGAAGAAGAGTTTGAAAACTCTGAGAAGAAACACCATGTAAGACGTGGATTCGAATTGATGTATCGTAATCTCATGGATGGTGGTCGTGCAAGTACTGCAACTATCGAGTACATGCAACAGTATGGTGTTCATCCACAGGTAGGATTTGTAGAAGTACAAGGATACATTACAGTTGTAAACGAATTGATTTCAAAACAACAAATCCCACATTCAAATCATCTTGAAGAGTTTTTAGATGCCATGGCAGATAAATACTACAAAGAATCGGATAAGACAACGCAACGTATTTTTGGGAAAGAGAATATTACTAACTCAGAAATCATGAGTCTGATGGATAAAAAAGATGGTGAATCTCAGCAATCTGAGACAGAATAAACAGGATCAACAAGGAACTTCAGGGTTAGATTCTTCAGAGGTGTCTGCACTTTCAGGTTCTGGGACAAGTGTGTTTGATGCACTGGACTCTTTACCGACTACAGGCCTAACTGCAGGAAGTAAAGCATTAGTTAATGATGTAAATCGATTATACATTTCAGATGGTAGTGGTTGGTACAATATAGATCTCAACACTGGATTTACTCCATATTGGTTGACAGAACCGTCTTCTGCTTACACCATTTTAGATTCTCAAACACCATTAACAATCACCGCAAAAGCACTAGACTCAGATAGTGGAAATTTAATAAATCAAAGTTTTGTGTCTGACTCGGCACAATATATGGTTGATATAACCAATGATTCTTCTGTGTGGACATTTACTCCTAAATCACCAGACAGTATAGGAATTGAAGTTGGTGCAGGTAATTTAACTGATTCTAATGGAGATTTTATCTATACCTTTAAGTGGTCAGATGGCATAAATGTTTTATCAAAAGCAGTGACGATTGCTTATTATGCTGCAGGTAATCCAAACGTACATGGTGATAGAGTTGTTACCAGTAGTGGATATGCAGATACAACTAGTACTTACAATGATATTATGAATTACTATAGTATTGCAAATGCAGGTAATGCTGTACAGTTTGGGACAGGTGTACGAGCAAGAATGTATACAGTTGGAGGTGGTAACGGAACTATAGGAATATGTTGCGGTGGACTTGATGGTTCTGGTACTTATGATGATATAGATTACTGGTCTTATGGAAATGTTGCTAACGCACAAGATTTTGGAGATTTAAATGAACCAAGTGTTTATTCTGCATCTGCTTGGAATAGAAATAGAACATTACTTGCAGGAGGAAAAGATGATGTAGGTATATATGCTCATGCTAAAATGCAAACAGTAAATATTTCAACTACTAGTTCTGCAGCAAGGACTGGAACTTTAACAATTGGTTGGATGTGGCACGCCTCAACCTGTGATGCTACCAGAGCAATATTTGGAACTGGTTATCGTGACCACGGTGGAGCGAGTTCAGATAGTAGAAGTGAATACCTTGAATACGTTAGTATAGATACTGATGCCAATGCTGCTAGTTATGGTGAGATTAGTCGGACACCATTAGGTAGAGTGCACGTTGGGATTGGTGTAGTAAGTGACGGAACTAAGGGATATTTTACTGGTGGAGTAAACCAAGGTAACCCCCGAGACGTTTCGGGTACTGATTACACAAATAGAATTGACGTAGTAACAGTACAAACACTAGGTAATGCAGTCGATTATGGTGATTTAGTTGCTCACATAGGATATCATATGCAGTCTAGTGATGGAACAGACTATGGCGTTTCAATGGGAGGAACAGTAGGGGGTCAAGGAGACCATAACAGAATAGATAAATTTGCTATGGTTACTGCAGGTACTGCTACTGATCATGGCGATTTAACACTGTATAAAAGTAGAGGTAGTGCCTCTTCAGGAACATAAATAACTTTACATTATATAAAAACTGTGATATAATAACTTTATGATTGACTTGAAACAAATACATGAAATGTGGTCTGAAGACTGCAAGATAAACCAGATAAAACTTGACGAATCATCACGTGTGACTCCTACGTTACATGCCAAGTATCTGGAACTTCTATCCCAAACAAAACTCATGTTGAAACGTGCAGAGTTTGCACAGAAGTCTTTATTGAAAGACAAGTGGTTATATTACAATGGAAAGATGTCTCAAGAAGAGTTAGAGGAGAAAGGTTGGGAACCAGATCCTTTTAACGGTCTAAAGATACTCAAAGGTGAAATGGAACACTACTACAATTCAGATCCAGAGATCCAAAAGTCTGAAGAAAAGATAGAGTATTACAAGACTGTGATTGAGACGTTAAGTGAGATAATAAATAATCTTAACTGGCGACATCAGACAATAGGTAATATAATTAAGTGGAAGCAATTCGAGTCAGGAAACTAAACCATTCCGATTTACAAATTGAATGTGACAATGGTACAGCACAAGAACTGAACGAATACTTTTCGTTCTATGTGCCTGGCCATAAATTCATGCCCGCCTTTCGTAATAAGTTGTGGGATGGCAAGATACGTTTATTTACTTTAAGAGAACGTACACTACCAGCTGGTTTATATTATCATCTACAAGAGTTTACAGACAAACGTCAATATAACCTATTGACAGAGACGAGTAAATATGGTAAACCAGATGACCGAACTCATATCAGACCAAAACAACTTACTGAATTTTTAAATGATTTAGATTTACCATTTCCATTGAGAGACTATCAGTTTCAGTCAGTGGGAGAGGCGTTGGTTCGTAAACGTGCAATCCTGTTATCACCGACAGGTTCTGGTAAGTCGTATATGATTTATGCACTTGCGAGGTTCTGGTACGCAATGTTGACAGACGGTAGATCATTTCCAAAAGGTGGACGTGTTCTTATCATCGTTCCTACAACATCGTTGGTCGAACAGATGCACAGTGACTTTATTAAATATGGTATGCCTGAAGGTGGAATGCACAGGATCTATTCTGGTAAAGACAAGGCAGTCGATGCTGCAGTCGTTATCTCTACATGGCAATCTATTTACAAACTACCCAAGGTTTGGTTTGAACAGTTTGGTTGTGTGTTTGGGGATGAGGTGCATGGGTTCAAGTCAAAGTCATTGATGAACATAATGAACAAGTGTACAGAAGCAGAATATAGATTTGGAACAACAGGAACATTAGATGGGTCACAAACGCATGAGCTGGTTCTACAAGGACTATTCGGGAAGATATATAAAGTCACTACCACTAAGCAATTACAGGATAACGATACTCTTGCCCCACTCACTATCAGGAGACTCGTTCTTTCATATGGACGAGAGTTACGTAAAACTTTCGGGAAAAAAACCTACCAAGAAGAAATCGACTTTATCGTTGGTCACGAAAAACGGAATAAATTTATCAGGAACCTAGCACTGGATCTCAAAGGAAATACTCTGGTGTTATTTAATTATGTTGACAAACATGGTAAACCCTTACACAATTTGATTAGAGAGAAATCAAAAGACAGAAAAGTGTATTTTGTATCTGGAGAAACTAATACATCTGACAGAGAAGCAATACGAGGAATCGTAGAGGGAATGGATAATGCAATCATTGTTGCGTCACTCGGTACGTTTTCCACAGGTATAAATATAAGAAACCTACACAATATAATCTTTGCATCACCTAGCAAATCACAAATTAGAGTGTTGCAATCTATTGGTAGAGGATTGAGAAAAAGTGATGATGGAAGGGAAACCACGTTGTATGATATTAGTGATGATATTAGTTGGATGAAGAGAAAAAATTATTCTCTATTACATTCTGAAGAAAGAGAAAATATATATCAAAAAGAACAGTTCAATTATAAAACGGTAGTAATAGATCTATGAAACTAAGACAGTTCAAATTAACAAACAACGATGAAATCGTTTGTGAGGTTATCGATGTCGATGAGACAGATAACCACAATGGAGATATTATTGCTCGTAAGATCTTAAAGATATTTCACGCAGAAGACTTTGATCAGAATGTAAGGTATTACTCATTCAAACCTTGGGTGGCCTTTCAAGAAGATATAAATGAACTCAGTGCAATCAATCCAGAACATATTCTTGGAGAGGCGACACCATCCGCAACACTCAAGTATCATTTTAAAAATGCACTCGATATTATACTAGAGTCCCAGACAATGAGTGGATCAAGAGATCTTAACATAGATGAAGTTATGATGGATACATCAGACATGTCAAGGGATGAGATTGTAGAATATTTGAAGGAAAAGTTCCACGATGAAAATCAACGAATCGCCCACCACGATTCTGCATCCTCAAATGTCATTCACCTATATCCACCCTCAGATAAGTTGCACTAGTATTCCCCCCTATCCTAAAGGCGCATATTAATTATACACCCATTTTACGATTCTGTCAAGCATTATTTTTATGTTTGAAATAAAAAAATAGTATTTTACATTCTCTTTATTATTTGATATAATATAGTTATGAAAGGAAATTGAAATGCCACGAAGAAATAAAAAGAGCGAACATTATGTAAATAACGCCGATTTTTCTCAGGCAGTTGTCTCTTATGTTAAGACAGTTAATG